CCTTGAGAGCAAGGGTGTCTTCAACCCAGAGCACCCAGAGTCATACGAGCAGTTCAACGACGGCGAGTTTTTGAACATCATCGAAGCGATTAACGGCGCTGGCGTCGTCATCAAGGTCGGCATCGACAAGGGCAAGGACGGACGCGCAGACCGTAACAGCATCGCAGACTGGGGATCACCGAATCCGGCGAGCAACGGGCACAAGCTGTGGGCGCAGGCAACCGAAGGCAGCGCGCCAGCACCCGCACCGGTGCCAGCAGCGAAAGCAGCGGCTCCAGCAGCTGCAACAGCTGGCAAGAAACCTGCTTGGTTGAAGTAGCACAGGAGTTTGTTTGGGGATGTAGGGGGGCGGGGCAATAATGGTTGTCTCGTCCCCCTTTTTTGAGGTAAACCTTACGGCAAATCCAAGCCGTATGGTGTGCAGGGAGATCCTGCAACAGCGCTTTCATTTTGGCGCAGTGAAACAAAGGCACTTATGATTTTACGTCCACGGCAAGCGCAGTTTGTTGACGCTTGCATCGCCGCACTGAACGAGTGCGGTAACACTCTAGGCATTGCGCCAACTGGCGCAGGCAAAACAGTCATGGGTAGCGCAATCCTTGCGCCGTTCGTGAAACGCGGGCCGGTTCTCGTCATTCAACACCGCGACGAACTGGTGAAGCAAAACAAGGACACCTTCAAGCGGTACTGCCCTTCGGAGAAAGCCGACGTGTACACTGCCGAACGCAAGGCTTGGTCTGATGGCGCGACCTTCGCCATGGTGCAGACGCTGTGCAGGCCGGCGAACTTGGCAACGATGCCTAGCGGGATGTCGGCGCTGTTCTGCGATGAGTGCCATCACATAGCGGCCGACAGCTACATGAACATCGTGCAGGCGTTTCGCGAACGCTCGCCAGATGGCGTCATCTTGGGGCTCACAGCGACACCGGAGCGCGGTGACAAGCAGGCGCTCACGGCGGTGTTCAACAACGTCGCCGACAAAATCACCGTGGGCGAACTCATCGCTACTGGGAACCTCGTGCCGCCGCGTGCGTTCCGCATGGACATCGGCCTCAATGACCAACTCCAGAGCGTGCAGAAGACCGGTGCAGAGTTCGACATGGGCGAGGTGGAAGCCATCATGGACAAGCGAGCGGTTCACTCGGAGATTCTGCGGCATTGGCGCGAGAAGGCGTCCGACCGCTCGACCGTGGTGTTCTGCTCGACCATCCAACACGCCCAGCACTTGGCTGAGGCGTTCCGCGAAGAAGGCATCTCGGCGGAGGCGGTACACTCCGAGATGTCCGACGACGACAACGCAACGGTTCTGAGGCGCTTCGACCAAGGCAAAATCAAGGTGCTGCTCAACGTGATGAAGCTGACGGAGGGCTGGGACTGCCAGCGTGTGGGGTGCGTTGTGTTGGTGCGTCCGTGCAGTCAGAAGTCGACCATGATTCAGATGATCGGGCGAGGGCTGAGACCGTGCATCGACGCCAAGCGATACCCTGGGGTGATTAAGAGCGATTGCATCATCTTGGACTTTGGCGCCTCACTGCTCACGCACGGTGACATCGACGCGGGAGACCGCCTGTTCGTTCGCCAGAGCGAGACCGGTGAAGCGCCGATGAAGAAGTGCCCCGAATGCGGCATTCAGGTGCCGGCTGCGGTCAGCAGCTGCCCCGTGTGCGGCTACGTGTTTCCGGTTCGCGTCAACGGCATCGAGACCATCGAGTCCTTCGAGATGTCGGAGATGCAAATCATCGAGATGTCGCCCTTCCGGTGGGAGTCGATGTACGGGGACGCCGTGCGTATGGCGAACGCGCTCACTGCGTGGGGCGCGGTCATCAGGCTGGGCGAAGTGTACAACGCCATTGGCGGCGTCACCGGAGGCGCGGTTACCATCATTACCCGCACAAACTCGAAGGAACTTGCGCTTGCTCAGGCTGACGACTTCCTTCGTAGCAACGGTGATAGAACGAACTCCCGAAAGACACGCAGTTGGATTAAGCTGCCACCAACGGACTCGCAACTGAAGCATATGGCTGATGTTCCGATGTTTGGGATGTCGCGCTACCGCGCAAGCTGCGTGCTCACGTGGAAGTTCAACGAGGCACGCATAAAAAAAGCGATTCTTGGCTAAAGGACTATGGAAAACCAACCGAAAGACAACGTATGTACAGCAAACTGTGGCGGGAGGTCATCCTCCCCGAGCTCATCGACAACAAGTTCCGTCAACCATCCGGAGCACTACAACCAGCACCCAAGTGGTGTAGAGTGTATCGAAATTGCAGAAAACATGGTTTTTCCTTTGGGGAATGCCGTGAAGTACGTTTTCAGGAATCAAATAAAGCACGAAAATCCAACACTTGATTTAAAGAAGGCTTTGTGGTACATCTCCAGATATGTGGAAACTTTATCCATCAAAGCCGGAATACGAGGTATCAATTTTTGGTCAGATAAGACGCGTTTCGAATGGAAGAATAAGAAATCCAGTGAAGATAAAGAGTGGATACATGACGTGTATGTTCTCATCTCCGAGGCAATTACTGTATGTGCATCGAATGGTACTGGAGACATTCGTAGGGCCATGTCCGAGTGGATGCAATGCATCGCATTTGAACGGCAATCGAGAAGACAACCGGTTGGAGAATCTGAAGTGGGAAACTCATCTGGAGAACTGTCGCAGGAAATGGGTTCACGGAACATCTTATCATGGGCGACAAAATCCGATGGCAAAACTTTCGGATGCTCAAGTTCAAGAGATCAGAAATCTTGCAATGAATGGGGTATCCCAAACGAAATTAGCGAAATTATTCTCCGTATCCAGAGCAACAATATACAGAATCTTAAGTATGATATCGTGGCAATATCAAAATATTTAATGATTGAAAAGCCATGCAGTAAGTCACTTGCAATTCTTTATTTATGGAGAGCTCACAAAAGCGAAATTGAAGCTGATAAAATCAAAGAACTAAACAATGCTGCATGGCATATTCAATGCGAAATTTCAACTGCAACAACAACAACAAAATGAAAAACAGACTAGAACAAGAAGCCACTGAGCTTCTGGCACTGACGGAGACGCTGCTTCAGTCGCACCCGAACCGGCGTGCGTTTGAGGCAACATTCAAACGCATCGAGGCAGAAATCATGCGCCTTAGAAAGGAGTCCAAATGAGCGGGCTCCCAAGTTGGTACGATGGCTGGTTGCAAGATGCGCCAGAGCCGGCCGAGAAGGAGTGTGAGTGCGGTGCGCTCATGGATTGGGTGGACGACCATGATGGCATTGGCCCGTGCGGCAGGTGGGTGTGCGTTGAGTGTGAGCGTGAGAAGGAGGAGAGGCTATGAGCGAGTGGATTTTAGTAAAAGACCGCCTGCCGGAAGTCGGCAAGCAGGTGCTGGTCACCGGCGAGCTTGGTCTGTCCATCAGGACGCGACTGGCTAACTGCGATATGTGGAAGGCAACGCACTGGATGGAGATTCCGCCGACGCCAGACCATCTCGGTGAGACCAACGAAAAGGAGGTGCAACCGTGAGCGACGACCAAATCAACGCCGCCATCTCGCAGCTATACGGGTGGTCCGCAAATTACTGCAACGACCTCAACGCCATGCACGAGGCAGAGGACGAACTCAGTGGAAACCAATACATGGTTTACGCTAACATCTTGGGTGCCGTAGAGGGGTATTTATTTGGCATTCGCGCCACCGCACGGCAACGAGCAGAGGCGTTTCTGCGGACACTGGGGAAGTGGGAGGAGGTGGCGGAATGAGAACGCACCCCTCGAAAGGGTTCATCTTCCTTTACGCGGACGGAAAGGGCTGCGTGGCCGATGGACAAGGCGGACAGGTTCCGGTTAACATTCCCGAGCTTATTGCCGAGCGCGACGCCCTCCGCGCCGAGGTTGAGCGGCTGAAGGAGGCTCAACGCTGGATTCCGGTCAGCGAAGCTCACCCTCCAGCGAACAAGATGGTGCTTGTCTGTATTGGCAGCGCAAATCGCGTGATGATGTGCTCCATTGATATGTCTGGGGTGTGGGCGGGCTATCAGCCAACTCACTGGATGCCGCTGCCGGAGCCTCCGAAGGAGGTGCAGGGATGAGCGAGCAGGAAATCAACGAAGCCATCGCTGAAGCGTGTGGCAGAGAGAGGAACCCAGACGGGGGTTGGTATCCAGACAATGGCTTACGAGTTGGAACGCAAGCCATCCCAGACTATTGCACCGACCTCAACGCCATGCACGAAGCGGAGAAGGTAATAAATCAACAGTGCAAGCATGGTAATTATTGGTTCTTCGTGAGACAGATATGCGACTTTCCAGATGCGGAATCCGATTGGGATAGATTTGAGTTTTTCTCTGCGATACACGCCACCGCACGGCAACGGGCCGAGGCGTTTCTGAGGGCACTGGACAAGTGGGAACCAGTAGTAAAGGAATGCTTTACAACTGAAGCAGACCATTTGCGTGACGGCACGAAAATGGTCGGGGAGGTGCAACCGTGAGCGAGGTTTGGACACACCTTGTCCGTCCTCCGTCGGGTTGTACCGCAGCAACTCCACCTCCCCACACGCGGGTGGTGGATGTGAGCGACTCATGCACATCGTGCGGCGTATCGTGGCGCGAGCACCCAAGCGTTGCGTTCACCTGCCGGTCTTTGAGCGAGGCCGCTGAAGAGCGAGACGAGTACAAGGCTCGTCTTGAAACCGCATCTGACACCATCAAACGCCTCGAAGGCGAGCTCGCCGAATGGCGGCTGGCCAGCGGTGTTGAGGGGCCACTATTCTTGAAACATGAAACTGCTGGCAACCATCTTTGCGGCAATCGCGATCGCTGACACCGTGAAACTCTACCAACAAGAAGATAAAGCCTCCGTCACCGCGTATGTGGCCGTGTTGCTTTTGGCCATATTCGGAATCTTTTACGCACTCAAGAACGACGATGAGCATCTTTAAGCCAGAGACAAAGAAAGTGATTGGGAACGAGCCGGCACAGGCTGCTATCGCAGCGGTGCTGGATGATGCCATTCTGAAGCGGCAGGCAAGCCAAGAGAAGCGGGACTACCTCGGGGCGTCTAGGTGGGGCGAGGCGTGCGAGAGACGCCTACGGTACGAGTACGAGCACACGCCAGAGGACGAAGGCTCGGGCTTCTCACCGGAGGTGCTGCGCATCTTCGACATGGGGCACGACGGCGAAGACCGCATGGCGAAGTACATTCGCGCAGCGGGGTTTGACCTGCTCACCGAGAAAAGCGACGGCAAACAGTTCGGTTTCCGAGCTGCGGACGGACGCCTCGGCGGACACATCGACGGCATTGTCGCTGGCGGCCCCATCATCACCGGTGTTGAGTACCCGCTGCTGTGGGAGAACAAGGCGCTCAACGACAAAAGCTGGAACGACACCAAGAACAAGGGCGTGAAGGCGTCAAAGCCGGTGTACTACGCCCAGATGCAAATCTACTGCGCGTACCTCGACATCCCCTCGGGCGGGATGTTCACGGCGCTGAACCGCGACACCGGTGAGGTGCTCGTTGAGCTTGTCCCGTTCGACGCGCTTGCCGCGCAGGAAGCTTCCGACCGCGCTGTGCGTGTCATTGACGCGTCTTCGCCCAGCGAGCTCTCTCGCATCGGCAAGGACAGAACCGACTTCCGGTGCAAGTTCTGCTCGTTTAAGGGGCCATGCTGGGGAGATGTCTCCACGCCAGCCCAACCATCCCAAGCCATCAAGGCAACCAAACCATTCTGGCTTAAGTAAGCCACCACTACCCAAACAAAATGCAGCCATTGACAGACCGTCGTGGCTTGGTCGACCTACGCCAAGCCCAAGAGCACCTTCGCCTCATTTTCGGCGATAGGGATTGGAAGGAGAACGAGTTCATATGCGTTCGCGGGATTGGAGAAAAGGGCACTGATCAAGAGGGAGTCTTTCGCGAGGACATCTTCGTGGAACCCGCCACGGAAGGGTTCACACCTGTGTTGTCGGCTACCGAGCGGTGGGCGCAGTACAATGTGGCGACCTTCGTTGTCCCAGGCATCTTGAGCGACCGTCGCGCCACAAGCGCCAACGTAGCGCGGATGCGCTCGCTCGTCGCAGACCTTGATGCAGGGGACACCGACGCAAAGATGCGCGAGCTCACCGAGCAGTTGGGCGAGCCATCGCTTGTGGTGTGTTCTGGTGGGACGACTAACGAGGGAACGCCGAAGCGGCACGTCTGGTACAGTCTGGATGAGGAGGTGCCGGTTGAGCAGGCCATCCGTATGCGGGACGCTCTGGCCAAGGTCTCAGGCGGCGACTCCGCCATGGGACTCGGTGTTGAGTCAAACCCGTACGGACGCGCTCACCAGCCGATTCGGCTCGCAGGCAGTGTCCACGCCAAGCAAGGCAAACCGGTACAGACCACAATCGAGTGGCAGTCCGAGGCCGTGTACAACGCAGGGGCACTCGGCGAGCGTCTGCGCACGCTGCTGCCGGCAGGCGCCGTGGCACCAGAGCCTGGGCTGTTCGGGGCAAGCAGCGGCAACGTGCTGCCCAAGGAACCCGCGTACCAGCGGGACGTATTCGAGGGGGGCGCAGGAGGCGAGACGCGGTGGGATGCGTTCAACTCGGTTGCCGGCGCAAATCTTGGGATGGTTCGGCGGGGCGTCATCACGATGGACGAGGCACGCGAGCAAACGCGAGGATGGATGCTGCAACGAATGCACCCAGCGTGGACGGATGCGCGGTTTGCCTCAGAGTGGCAGGGACTCGTCAACGCGGACATTCGGCGCAACGGCAAGCCAGAGACGCCGGCGCAGGCACAGGCCCCAGCTCCCGTGCGTCAGCTCCCGCAGAGCACACCGGCGGAGTCATGGTTCTCAGCATGGGAAGCGCACCGGTGGATAAAATGGCCCAAGCCCGAGCACACCTACCTCGTTGAATCGCTCGTTGTGAAAGGCGAGCCGCACCTGTTTATCGCCGAGGGTGGGGCGGGGAAAACTGGCTTAATCGCCGATTTAGCGTTGAAAGTGGCCGCTTATCCCGAGTTCGGCGGGGATTTGGACTGGTGTGGACAGCGAATCACCAACGGCGGAACCGCTGTTCTGCTCTTGTGCGAAGACAGCCAAACGGAGATGCACCGGCGCATTCTGGAGATTGACCAAGGTGGGCTCATCGCGAAGGCCGGCCGACGGCTTGTCGTCATACCGCTCTCGGCGGTTGGCGGGGCGTTCCCGCTCGTTGAGCGCGATCCGAGGAGCGGAGCACCGGTGGCCTCCTCCAAGTGGGAGGCGGTCATCACCGAGCTCAAACGAGTACCTGACCTGTGCTTGGTGTGCGTGGATACCTTCAACGCGGTCTCCCACGGGGACGAGAACAACGCTCTGGCGGTGGCCGAAATGATGCGCGAGGCAGGGCGCGTGTGCGGCGAACTTCACGCGGCGCTTATGATAACGCACCACATCCGCAAGCCTGGGGCCGAGCCCATCCGCACGCTCAAGGACATGAAGAACTCCATCCGCGGGAGCAGCGCCATCCCATCGTACTTCCGAATCAATCTGGGGTTCTGGCACGCGACCGATTACGAGCGCCGCATGAAGGGAATGGCTCTGGCGCCGCGGGTGGACTCTTGTTACCGGTTCGGGGTGCTCAAGGCCAACATCAGTGGGCTCATGCGCGGCGAGCGCACACTGCTTCGCGACGGCAACGGCCTGCTCAAGGACGTGACGAAGCTGGACGTGTACAGCGCCATCAACGTGACTGAGAGGCTTGCATGGCTTGTTCTGGCGGTGCGGGAGGCGGCTGGCAACCTGCATCCGTACACGCTGGGGAACAAGAACGCAGCCAACGGGCTTTACAAGCGCCGCTCTGAACTTCCACCGGTGTTGCGCGCAGTTGGCGCAAGCGAGTTTGGGCACCTCATCGAGGAGGGTCTCCAGAAGGAGCTTATCGTCTCGTGCGCGGTTAAGGGCAGCAAGGCCAAGAGCTACCTCGATGTGCCGGGCGGTCTTTTGGCTTCAGATGAGACCGGCGCCGCCATCCAAGCAGGGGCGTATTCGTCCCTGCCGGATTGGTCGGAGTATATGTTCGATCCTGAGACCGGTACCTGTGTTGGCA